TTCGAATTTGTCAAGCAAGACAATAGTAACGCGTATGGCAGAGTCATCAGTAACTCAAACGAGTTTGACATTGTTATTACCTCGGCGACTGGAAGCTTTAGCAATGGAGACGTCATAACTAGTCAGAATACCGGTGCTAAAGCAATATTAATTACAGCTAATAGCACTTATTTAAGGGCTACTGCAGCAAACGGTAAGTTCTACACACTAGACTCCATTATAAATAACTTTGGCGTTACTGCTACTGCTGCAAACTCATACCCTGCCCTTATACTAGCCGACGTCGATGGTGGAGGTAAGTTTGTAAGTGGTCCTTTAAGTGGTAATGTCATTGGACAGAGCTCTGCGTCTAGAGGAAGGTGTAATACTTCTAGTCAAGTCATTGTCTATCCAGACCTTGTTAGAGAATCAGGACAGACGACCTACCTTGAAAATCTACTACCATTTACACTATCTAATACTTCAAAAGAAGACATACGCTTGGTAATTAAGTTTTAATCTAGAGGAAAATAATGGCTACTACGCAGACCGACCTTTCGAGGGCTCCTTACTTTGATACGCACACTGAGAATGGGAGCTACTATAAAGTCCTATACAAGCCAGGTGTTGCTGTTCAAGCTAGAGAGCTGAATGAAGTTCAGTCTATTCTTCAGAATCAAGTCAATAGGTTTGGAAGAAATATCTACAAAGAAGGCTCCATCATTGAGGGATGCACATTATCTTTTGATAATAAGCTTAGATACGTAAAGATCGGAGATGCTTTCACGAATACCACAGCATTCACTGCTTCTAACTTTCAGAACCAGTACGTATATAATACCAATGGTCTAAAAGCTCTTATTATTAATACTGTGCAGGGATATCTAGCCCAAGCGCCGAATACCAATACCCTATATGTAAAGTATCTTAACTCTGCGGTCTACCCAAATACAGCGCAGCAGACTAGCTTCGATTCCGGTGAAGTACTTACAATTGCTACCAGCAGCAACGTATCTATTGGAAACGTGCAAGTAGCCAGCAATACATCAGACCCAAACATCGGTAATCCTACTGGTATAGGATACGCCATGTCTGTAACCTCAGGCGTAGTGTTTAAGAAGGGCGTATTTCAATATGTATCTCCACAGACACTGATAGTCAGCAAGTATTCAAATCAACCAGACAATCTATCAGTAGGGTTTGATAGCGCCGAGAGCATCGACACCGCTCAGTCAAACAGCGCGCTGTACGACAATGCCCTTGGATCTCCTAACTATCTTGCGCCGGGCGCTGATAGATTCAAGCTAGTACCAAATCTAGTAGTAAGATCTAGCTCTGACGTAGCAAACAATAATTCATTCTTCTCAATAACTGACTTTAAAGCTGGAGCAGCCGTAACAGTCAGACAGGTAGCACAGTACTCTTCAATAGGCGCCGAGATGGCTCGTCGCACCTATGAGACTAACGGCGATTTCGTCGTATCTCCATTTCTACTTTCTACTAAGTCTAAAGCAAACACAGCAGATCCGCTATATTCAAATAACGTCAATCTCATAGTAGGTGCTGGTCTCGGCTACGTCCAAGGATACAGAGTAGAGTATCTAAACAACAACATAGTCAACTTAAGAAAGGGCGTAGATTACGTCTCTTCTAATAATAAGATAGTATCTTTGAACTATGGCTACTACTTAAATGTAAACGAGTATGCCGGTGAGTTTGGAGACTCGAGTAGCGTTATAAAAGTGGAGCTCCACAGCGTTACAAAGAATGCTGTATCTTCAGGAAGCTTAACGTCAGTAAGTTACTCTTCGGCTACTAAGATAGGTACCGCGTACGTGAGGGGATTCGTCTATGACAGCGGAGTACCTGGTACGAGCGCTGCACAGTACAGAATGTATATCATGGACCCAGTAATGAGTCCTGGACAGAATTTTGACAATGTAAAGAGCGTTATTTACTACAACAGCGGTATAGTCGGCGTCGTTAATGCCGTACTTACTCCTAATTTTTCCGGCGTCAACGTAGCATCTATACAGTCGACTTATAATAACGGCATGATCTTCCCAGCCGGTCAGAGGTCTCTAAAAGTTAATGGATTTAATAATCAGAGCTTTATCTATAGGAAGAAAACAACCAGTCAGCAAATTCAAACCAATGGATACAGCCAGATTACTATCGGGCTTGCAGCCGGTACAGGCACAGAAACATTTCCGTACGGTATAGGTCAGCTATCCCCTTCGCAAGAAACTGACTTTATCATAGTTCCTACGAGTCAGGGACAGACTGCTAATCTTACAGGTACTGTATCTATAAGCAGCTCAATCAGTAACGTCATCGGCAGCTCGACTACCTTCTTAACTCAATATCAAGTCGGAGACTATATAGGTGTATACAGGACTGCGTCTCTCTTTGAGCCGAAGCTTATAACTGCCATAGCAAATAACACACACCTGAATGTCATTACTCCATTCACGACTGCTAATACTTCTAGTAATCATGCTAGAGCGTATCCTATTAACTCACCGATTCCATTCAGCAATAGGTCTACTAGAACTATTAATATAACGTCTACAACTACAGCTGAGATAAATCTAGGCGAGAATGTAATCTCTACCTTCAATGCAGACGTTTTCTATAATATAAGAAGGTCTTCTACAGTACCTATTAAGAAGATTATAAACAGAGACGTCTATGTAAAGATAGACTTAGCTACTCATCCAGCTGGAACTACCGGTCCTTGGAGTCTAGGTCTTCCTGATGTTTTATCTGTTCAGGGAATATGGATAGGTAGTACATATTCGAGCACTGGTACCAACTATGCTATGAACTTCGCCCTAAGCAGAGGGCAAAAAGACTCTTACTATGACCTCGCGAATATTAGTAAATTAACTGGTATTTCTCCAAATCTAAATACGACTACTAGTTCAAAGATACTTGTTAAGCTGACTCACTACACCTATGACCAGTCTGCAGGACGCGGGTTCTTTACTGCTAATTCTTATCCGATCGACGACGTCAACGGCGCAGCTAATACCAGCGCGATAACGATTGATCAGATACCTCTTTATACTACTTCAAAGGGTACAGTATTTGATCTAAGAGACTCTATTGACTTTAGACCGTTTGTAGTAAACACTGCAGTCAGCGCTGCATCTACCGGCAGTGCAACTATAAACCCATCTACTTCTACTACTCTTGGCGTAAATCCATATCTTCCAGTTCCGGATTCAAGCTTTCAGACTGATCTTCAATACTACCTTGGAAGAATAGACCTAGTAGCACTAGATACAGGCGGGACTCCTATAGTAGTAGAAGGTACTCCTAGCATTAATCCTACACAGCCTAGTCAGAAGTCAGGTACTATGACGCTGGGCTTTGTTAACATCCCACCATATCCTTCTCTTCCTACAAACGAAGCGATTGCAAAAGGAAGATATGACTATTCTATAACTTCTACCCTCTCTCAACAGAGAAGGTATACTATGAAAGACATCGGCACCCTTGAGACTAGAATTAAGAACCTAGAGTACTATACTTCGCTTTCTCTTCTTGAGCAAGCGACTAATAACCTACTAGTAAGAAGTAACTCTACCGGTCTCAATAGGTTTAAGAACGGAATATTCGCAGAGCCATTTAAGGGATTTGACTTTTCAAATACTAAAGACCCGATGTGGTATGCCGCTATAGACACTGATAGGACAGAACTAAGGCCAGCTGTTAAGATACAGCGAAGCACTCTTAACTTTAATAGTGCATTAAGTAGTGGAGTTACTAAGAGAGGCGAGATTATAGTTCTCAACCATACAGATGTTTCTTATATTAAGCAGCCTTATGCTTCCAAGTATAGAAACTGCATTGAAGGGAATATATTTAATTATACAGGAACGGTAGTTCTTACTCCACCCGGCACTATAGCTCCTGATATTACAAAAAATCCAGCTATTGTTAATAATATAGATTTATATTCTGGAATTGCAAATCTTGGTAACGCTTTGGGTACTGTCTGGGGTGGTTGGACTGATACTGGCAAACCAGTACAATCTTCTACGAGTGATACTACTGCCAGTACTGCGACTAATCCAGATGGTAGTAAGAATATAGTTACTCAGACTACTACTACGACTACTACTAATCAGACGCAGAAGAATGTCGGTACGGTACTTTCTGTCAAAAGCACTACAAGTACTTATAATCTTGGGACTTCTGTAGCTAATATATCAATTCTACCATACTTAAAGTCAGCTGTAATACAATTCACAGCGCGCGGCCTCAAGCCTAGCACTAGAGTATACGTATACTTTGAAAATGTTCCAGTATCTGCTTTTTGTGCACCGGTAAGTTCTAACTACATCGGAGACGGCGTAGCTGGAAGCAAAGTAAGCGGTAAATTTGGCGATCCACTCTACACTGATATAACAGGTACTATATATGGTTTCTATAAGATCCCTGCAAATACTTTCTCTGGATCTGAATGTACTTTCTTAATAACCGATATAAGTGACTTAACTGTCGGTGTAAGCGCTGCACAGTGTAAAGCATCTGTCGTCTTTCATGGATCTAAGCTATCATTCTCTACCCAGACTAGCACGGTGTCGGTAAGATCGCCAGTGATAAGCTCAACAGAAGTTACAGACACAAAAACTGTTACTGGTTCAACATCTGCAGTTAATCAGGTAACTCAGTATGTTCCACCACCGCCTCCGGCTACAATTAATAACTATAATACTTACATTGGACCACCAGGACCTCCTGGAACTCCTGGTAATCCTGGTCAGCCCGGAGCTCCTGGTCAACCCGGAACGCCTGGTGGTCCTGGTCAGCCTGGAACGCCCGGAGCAACTGGAGCTGGAGGTGTAACATCTCCTGTTGTTGTCAATGTTGATTACCATAATTCAACTGTAGACAACTGTGCATGCACGATAGGTGGTGGTAGACCTGGTAGTAGGGATTCTGGTCCTGTTGGTATTGGAAATGTCGGCACT